GTGTAACAGTGGGTAATTTTGTCCAATGAACTCCGGGTCGGTGATGATGTTCCTGATGTAGTCCTTCATTAAATCCAAAAATATTATACCATCTTCTGTATATACCTACAGAGTCATGGCTGGTATCTCCCCTGCGTGTAATAGCTCCCCAGTGTTCTCCGTAGCTGTTTGCATTGTTAACAACATAGCCTAGTATATATGTAGCTATTAGCCATAGTCCGTAGAACTGATTTATACAAAAGATCGCAAATAAAAATAATCGAAAAGCCCATATTTCTTTGTTTAGTTGGGTTTCTATTTTTGGTATATTAATTTTATGGAATGTCATTACTCCTTTCATATTGAATTCGTAAGCTCCCACAATGCAATATGTCCAGAAATTATTAAGATCTCCTCGTTCTGGATTAAGATGATAGACGCTCATTGGGTCCATACATATTCCGTTGATTGGAGGATCGTTTACATGCTTGTGATGCAGCATATGAGAATGTCTCCATAGGCTAGCCGGGATGCCGTAGGTCATAGACAAAAATAATTCGTATTTTTGATTAATCTTAGGGTTCCAAAATGTTGGCCAGTGTGTATGATGATGTTCCGCAGAATTTTGTCCGTTGACCATAAACCAAATATGAAAAAAGGTTATCAACAGAAGCCAGGGAATAGCGGGAGTATAAAGTGCTAATATTACAGGGATGGAAAAAATAACAACAGTATACAATATAAGAAATGTGTCTTTGGGTGAGTATCTAAAAATGTTTTGCATCCTTTATTTATTATTAGAAATTTTAGTCAAAAAAATAGGCCCCGAAGGGCCTATTTTACATTGTAGGACCGTTGCCGTTCCTAAATCCAGTTGATCCGCCTGCTGCTTCAATCCTCTTGATAACATCTTCAAACAAGATTGGTGCAAAGTCCGGAGTCTGCTCTACGCAAACACAGTGATACCGAACATCAAATTCATCGCTGTACAAGATTTCTCCTGTTCTTGCATCTACCCCACGAGCTTTACGCACACGATTGGCATGAGTGTGACCGTGAATGTTAACACCAAACCGGCCCAAGCTGTCACTATGCAACGGAATATGACTCAAGATCATCCCATCCATTACATGATACGCCCGCAACTCACGGAAGTACTCACGATATTCTGAGTCCGGAAAGATATCGTGATTGCCACGGATAAGCACCTTGTCCCCATTCAAGCGAGATAAAGTTTTCAGCGCCTTGCGGTTTATAACCACATCGCCAAGGTGATAGACCTTGTCCGTGGGCTTGACTCTTTCGTTCCATGCTGCAATCATAGCCTCATCCATTTCCTCGGGACTGTCCCACGGACGGAGTTTTGTAACGCCATCATTGCGGGTAAAGCGGCAAACACCGGTGTGACCAAAGTGCGTATCGCTTACTAAAAATACACTAGGCATCTTGCCCTCCTTTCTTATTCTATTGCTCTTCGAAAAATTATTTCTTGTTTTGAAAATGCATCGACTTCCCAAGGCATGTTCAAATACTTTGTTCGTTTGCTGTACTGTTTTCCACACCAAACGGCACTTCCGTTTTTTGCAGTTTTTAGTTTGCCTTTGGCCATCTGTGCTACATGGACCATTTCGTGTGCTAATGTTAGACCAAGTTCTTTTGGGCGCATTGGACTAATCACTACCACATAGCTGTCCAGAATGTCAACAGGAACAGTCATGCCCATTCCATCACACTCGCCTCGAGCCACCCGGATGACCACGGCCTTACGACTGCGTGTCAATCCTAGTTGTTTGATTATTGAGGGCATAAGACACTCAATAAATTTACGGGTTTTTTCGCTTCGGGCTTCTACAAGATATTCCATGAGTTTCCTTTTTGAACACTTAATATATTATAACATCAAATGCTCAAAAGGTCAACCTCAACATTCTAGATCAATGTGTCGACCCTTGTCTAAATCTAGTCGAAGATTCCTTGCTATTCGCTCTGCTATAACTTGATCTAATCTGCGTTCTTCAATCTTTTTAGCGTAATCTTGTTCTCGTTGTTTTTCCAAACGAACCTGATCCAGTCGATACTGTTCTAGATTGTACTTGATGACACTTTGTTCTGCCCTTGAAATGCTCATAGATCATTCCTAAAAGTGCGCCAATCGTCTAGATTGGGTTTTTCGTCTGCGTCATAGGTCCAACCCAGGGCCTTCATCATGCGATGTTTGACCAGCAGGTTTGGGCTACGCCAGCGGCCTACATCATCAAATCCCATCATTACACCTAGTTCGCAGACAGCACCACTTCGACAAACACCTGCGTAGCAATGTACAACTACATTCATACGATTAGCCAATGCGTGTTGTAGCAGTCGAACAAGCTCTGCGGCCTGCTCATGACTGCATTTCATGGATTCTTCCAACACTGAGTCTTTTTCTTCTACATCCAAAAACTCAAAGTTATGACGCTCTTTAAATTCGTGCTTGGCTTCGGGACGCCAGCTGGCTGGATCCACAATACTGATCAGCATACTATTAGGACCAGCATCGTGATGAAATCCTGTTGGGATGTCAGCGGCGGCAACATTTTCAATCCACGGCATAATGCTCTCCTTCAATAGGTTTCTTTCACAACATCAAACTCTTCAACGGGCCATTTGGCTTTGAACTCATCTGTTTTAACATACTCATTATATGCTTTAGCATCAAAGAACACTTTACTGAACACAGTTTTAAATGTGCCTTTGGGGTTTATAGTCAAATAAACTGATTTTGCCTTGCCTGCCATTCTAGCTCCTTGTGTGTTATAACCTGTAACTAACTCGACCTTTTGATAAGTCGTAGGGGCTAACCTCTACCTTTACTCGATCGCCTAGAATGATACGAATTTTGTGTTGCTTGAGTTTGCCGCTGGTGTAACACAGCATCAAGTTGGGCATGTTTTCAATTTTTACCTTATACATACTGCCCGGCAGAACTTCTTCTACAACGCCTGTTAATTCAATAATATCTTCTTTGGCCATCTAGTTTTTATCTTTCCTTTTTAACGCGGCCAATGCGGCTCGCCTTGTTCCAATCGTATTTAACGCCATCTGGGCACACACCGTCTTTAACGCTGTCTACTCCAAACAAGCCTACGATTTCAAATTCGCCACCTTGAATGGTAACAAACACATTTAATTCTTTGGCAAATGCCATTGCTAAATCCAAATTAGCAAACTCTGTTGAGCTTTGTTTTTCTATTACTTTGTACATACGACTATTATACTGTCTTTCCTTCGATTTGTCAAGTGGTGCTCTAGCCAAGAATTGAACTTGGAATTCATTCTTACCAAGAATGTGTAATACCATTTTACTACAAGAGCGAGTTGGTGCCTCCGGGTAGATTCGAACTACCATAACCTGGTTTAGAAGACCTGGCACTGCTCCATCAGCAGAGGCTATATCAATTTTAATTTAGAAATATATTTTTCTAAATGCTCATTTCCATTAGATGTTAGTCTAGTATTGAATAACAAACTTTCGTTTTCTTTACTTAATTGTTCTTTTTTATATCCGTATTGCAACGGAACCATTATAAACCAAGATCCTAGTCCAGATGAAATCTTTCTTATTCTGTGACTGTTATCTTTTAATAATTGCAGTGCTTGATCTCGATCCCAGTAATCATTCTTCCAAAATGTCGGACGACTATCATCTGGAAAGGAGTAGCCGTATTTTTTGTAATCTTTTTCGAATTCGCTTTTATTTTGGTTTACATTTGTGTTCCAGAGATATAAGGGCTGAGCAACAAGACAATACAAATCGTTTTTTTCAAACCAATCTACTGTTTCGATAAATGTTTCTCGAGTATCTCCTGGCAATCCGATTATAAATCCTAGAGTTTGATAAACTTTTTTATTCCATATATTATGATATAATTCAGGAATAAATTCTTTAGCTTTTTTTTGGCTCCAACCTTTTCCTACTACTTGAGATCCGGGTCCTAGACTTTCTATGCCGTGGAAACAAGATATTAATCCAGTTTCAGAAAGCATGTAAGGAACATCAGGAAATCTTTCTAACAAGTCTGCTCTTAGATAACAAACATACTGTATTTTAAAGGGCAGTGCTGATACTAGATTGTACCAAAGTTTCATTTTGTATTCTGTATCGTTAAAAGTATCACAGATAACATAATAATTTGTAGTTCCCCATTTTTCATAATTATATATTAATTCATCTTTAATTAATTCCATGTTTCTAAGATAATCTAATTTACCTCTACCCAATAACAAATGATTACAAAATTTACATTTAAAAATACAACCTCTACTTATTTCTA